ACGCTACTCCCGAAGAGTGGAACAAAGCAAGCAAGACAGCCACAGGTAAACTGGCTCATCCTCAGGACCAACACAATCCCGTGACTCAGCCCGATCACTACAACAAGGGAGCCATCGAAGCCATTGAAGCAATCAAGGCGTCTATGCACCCTCAAGAGTACAAGGGCTATCTCAAGGGAAACTGCCTTAAGTACCTCTGGCGCTACGAGTACAAGAACGGCCTAGAGGATCTCCGTAAGGCCCGTGTCTATCTGGATTGGTTGATTAAGGAGATTGCCTTATGAAAGTCATAGAGGGAGACTTTGGTAAAAAGAAAGAAGACAAGGGGGTCGTACCCACCAAAGAGTTCTTAGCAGCTTTTGCGCTAAAGGCGGCAGACTACGAAAAAGAAAAGAGGGACGTTAAGGCCATTGTTTTGATGTACGAGGACGGTGGAGTATTTGAAGTAGCCTCTAACGAACAGTACCCTGATGGTGTGTTTATGCTACTGCACATGAGCGCACACGCAATACTAAACGAGACACTAGGGATCACAGAAGGAGTACCAGAATAGATGGACGCATATCAACAATACATACACAAGTCACGCTACGCACGTTACCTGCCAGAAGAGAAGCGGCGTGAGACTTGGGAGGAGACAGTAAATAGATACATCAACTTCTGGTCTGACAGGGGTGCTTTGAACGACTTTGATGTGTCTGAGATGTACGACGCAATACACAAGCTAGACGTAATGCCCAGCATGAGGGCGTTGATGACAGCAGGAGAGGCACTGGATCGTGACAACGTAGCGGGATTTAACTGCTCCTACCTACCTATCGACCACCCTAAAGCCTTTGATGAACTGATGTACGTCTTGCTATGCGGAACAGGGGTAGGCTTCAGTGTAGAACGGCAGTACATACAGAAACTACCGGAAGTTGCGGAGGAGTTCCATGACACAGACACAGTTATTAATGTGGCAGATTCAAAGATTGGATGGGCGAAATCGTTTAGGGAGTTGGTATCGCTGTTGTATTCAGGTCAAGTTCCTCAATGGGACGTTAGCCGAGTACGACCTGCGGGTTCCGCGCTCAAAGTTTTTGGAGGTAGAGCAAGCGGTCCAGAACCTCTGCTCGACTTATTCCGATTCACTGTGGCACTTTTTCGGGAAGCGGCTGGAAGAAAACTTAGCTCCATTGAATGTCACGATCTCTGTTGCAAAATTGCTCAAATCGTCGTTGTCGGAGGAGTCAGAAGATCAGCCCTCATCAGTCTCAGCAACCTCACAGATGACAGACTGCGACGATGTAAGCATGGTCAGTGGTGGGTAGATGAGCCGCAACGGGGGCTTGCGAACAACTCAGCGTGTTACACAGAGAAGCCTGACTTTGAGGCTTTCTTAAACGAATGGACAAGTCTATATGAATCACGATCTGGTGAACGAGGTGTCTTTAGCAGAGTGGCAAGTCAAAAGCAAGCTGAAAAAAACGGCAGACGAGATGCTACCTTTGATTTTGGAACTAATCCGTGTAGCGAAATCATCCTCAGACCCTATCAATTCTGCAATTTATCAGAGGTTGTTGTCAGGCATGACGATACACTCGCAAGCCTCAAACGGAAAGTACGTGTTGCGACAATACTTGGAACTCTACAAGCTACCCTGACAGACTTCCGCTACCTGCGTAACATCTGGAAGACTAACACGCAAGAGGAGGCGCTCTTAGGGGTCAGCCTGACGGGTATCATGGATCACCCTCTGCTCTCTGGGCGTCAAGATAAGGCAAAACTAAAGAAGTGGCTAACGGAGATGCGTAATGAAGCTATCGTTACCAACGAGCAATGGGCTAAGAAACTTGGGATTAACCCTTCTGTCGCGATTACTGCGATTAAGCCTAGCGGTACTGTTAGTCAGTTGGTCGATTCTGCTAGTGGGATTCACCCTCGCTACAGCAGTCAATATATTCGGCGAGTCCGCGCAGACTCTCGTGACCCACTTTGCGGGGTCCTAGAGGCCGCTGGTGTCCCTGTGGAGGACGATCTAATGTCCCCTAGTACACGGGTATTCTCCTTCCCTATAGCGGCTCCTGAGGGCGCTGTGACAGCCTCAGAGATGGGTGCTATGGAGCAGCTAGAGCTATGGGAGATATATCAGGACTACTGGTGTGAGCATAAGCCGTCTATGACCTGCTACTACCGTGATGATGAGTTTCTAGAGGTGGGACAGTGGCTGTACAACAAGTTTGACAAGGTATCTGGAATTTCTTTCCTACCTTACTCAGACCACACGTACCAGCAGGCCCCGTATGAACCTGTGGATAAAGCTACCCTGAAGGAGCTTAAGAAGGGGTTCCCTACAGAAATATCGTGGGATATTGAAGAGGCCAGCGATATGACTGAAGGATCACAGCAACTGGCCTGCACAGGGAATAACTGCGAGTTATGACATAAAGAAGATAGAGTAACCTTCCCTTTTGCCTACGTCCTCTGGCTTGTCTTTCGGGTCATGGGACGTAGGTATTCCTTCATCCTGCATTTTCTTAATACGAGCCTTTGACTTCTGGCACATACTGTGGTAGTCGATAGAGGTGTACTCTACTGTGTGCTTATCGTCGTTCTTTTTCATTTTCTCTATCTCCTGCTATAGCGGATGTAAGCATACCCGCGCCTACTACGTTTTCACCTACGGTTAGGTAATCCTGAAGCTCTGCAGAACCCTTGTAGTCTCTCATTACCCTTTTCTGGTACGCAGTAGCTGATTCTCCTTTGTTCCTAGGCATACCCGTAAGCTCTTCTATGCGGCTTAGGTTTACCTCGACTCCTCCCGACTTAGGATAAGACTTTCTTGTTCCTACGTCAAACGAGTGGATTGGCACGATGTTGATAAGCTCGTTGCCTCCCGGCGGGTTGACTCCAAACATATCGTGACCGTCTGAACCCATCGTCCATACCCTTCCTTTATTTACGTCGATGGCTAGAAATTGGTTCATGCCCCCTAGATCCTGCGCGGCTGATTTAGTAACGTCCTGCAGTGTGTAGATTCCGTTACCTCTGTCAGTCATCTGTATAGTCTTGGCGTCCTCAAAGAAATCTAAAGCCTGCTGTTGTTTTTCTGTGACTTTTTTGCCTTGATTTTTGTTATCAAGCGCCTTCCAATATAATTGCTGTAAGTTAGCACCTGTAGTTCCCTTGGGTAGCTGTTCGTTTCGTATAGCTAGCCTTACTCTGTCGTTGTTGGCGTGTTTAGCGACAGTCAAATACTGCCTGTAGAAATCTATGCCTTCAGCGTCTGGTAGAGCCCTCTGTGCGGCTTCTAGAGACTTGCTACTAGTTAGGGACCTAGACACAGAAGACGCTGTTGTAGCGACTCCTGTGGCCTCTCCTGAGAGCTTCTCGCCAGACAGAGGCCTACGGATTACTGCAGTAGCGCCTCCCTCCCTGTTGTCTACACTGTGTACTCTCCTAGAGTGATTCGCAGCGGCGTCTAGCACAACGTCAGGCGTGTCAGGCTCTAGGGACGCTAGGCTAGCCTTTAGTTTTTCTGTGTCGCTTAAGTCAAAGCTGTCCTGTACGTACCTCTGCACTTCTGCGCTACTTTGTACTACGTTGTCGTTACCCTCAGGAGTCCTTGCTCCCTGCTTGTCCATGTGGGAGCTAGCCAGCATACTTCCCACGGTCACACCCTGCTTAGGGTTAGTGACGTACTCTTTCCTACGTCCCTGCCCTGTTCCTACGGTCCTTCGCTCCATTGCCGCCCGTGGGTTAAACAGTTGGTTAAACATTCCGGGTATCGCGGGAGCCGTGGCTGTCGCAAAAGCGCCTATCGGATTACCGCTGTAGAACCCCGGCATCTCGGTTGGCGTGTTGTCCATAAGCGCATTTAACATACGACCACCAAACTTCATTCCGGGGAACCAGCTACCCGCCTCTAGTGCGTTAGCTACGTTTCTAGTAGTCCTAGGGTACTCTTCGGTTAATTGTGCCGCCTGTTGCCCTACTTCACTCTCAGCTATAGCTCTAACTATACCCATGTCTGGTGGGGCTAGGGCTTCTGCTGTTCCCGTGACAGGCGACAGCATTGCACCAGCACCGCCAGCTCCCTGCGCTAAAGACTCTTCCGCGTACCTGCCTAGGTTTTCCGCAGTTATTCCCTCACGAGCCATCTGCATCTCAAGCTCTCGCCTGCTTGCTGCGGCGTCCATAGCCTTGTCAAAACCTGTGGTAGCGGCCTCAGCAATTTTTGGAGGTATTGATGCCACTTTGTCAGAGTAGCCTTGAGCCGCTCTGTACCTAGCGCGAGCGTAGCTGGAGCGAGACGTAGTTAGCCTGTCGAGCGCCGACAAACTTCCAGAGCTTAATTGTTTATCTCTCTCCTCGACTAGATCATTATATTTAACGCCCATTAGTCAGGAATCCCCAGCATAACATCAGCAGTTTCTTGCTGTTTAATTAAGTTAGCATCTCTTATAGCGTTTCGTAGAGCAGCCTGTTCTTCTTCTGTCATCTCGTCTAATATGTCTGAGAGTATCCGCTGACCTGCGGCAACCATGAGGTCTGAAGTCTTAAACTTAGTGTTCTGGAAATCTATCAATTTACGGACTGTTTTAGGGTTTAGTGAGGCCTTAGCCAAAACATAGGGCATACCGAGTAGTGCCGCGCCCGCTAAGACACTGCCAGATGCTCCAGCCACATACGCCTGACTGCCAATATTGAGCGTCCCCAACATATTTCTAGCCGCACCGTATTCCTTTGAACGGAACGCTAGCTCACCCAAGTTACTTCCGGGTGTAACAGAAGCCTCAGCCATTAGGTTGATAAGCTGTTTAACTTGTGGGTACGACTCACCTAGAATAGCTTTGTACTTAGCGGCTGTTGTTGGGTTACTTAGTTGTTTAGCTAAGTTCTTGTACGTAGCTATGTCAAACGCTGGTTTGCCCAGCGTGGGAAAAATCGTCTCCAAGAATCCTTTCTTAATTAGTGCATCGGCCTCATCAAAGGCAATAAACCTACCAGCAGACTCTGACGGGCCTATCTCTTTAAACGCGGCCCTAAGGCTGTTCTTAAACGCTATTACCTGATCTATGTTACCACCCTTGGTCAACAGTTGCCCCAGTGCGGCGTAGTTACCCTTATCTGCCTGTAATACAAAGTTGCTGTTAATCTTAGGCAACATGCCGTTTATGCCAGCACTGTAGGCGTCCTTCATGGCCTTGTACTTCACTGCGGCGTCCGGGTCTACTTTCTTTAGCGCCTGATACGTTGCCTCCCTGAGTTCTGCGGCTAACTCCGTTAGTTCTCTGTGTGCGTTTGCGTTGTGGTTAGGAGAACCCACAGGAGCGCCAAAAGAAGAATCTATCTGTCTTGTGATTTGCTTATCAAGAGCAACCAGTCCCTCAAGGTTTGTCTTTGTAGCTATGTTGTCGCCAAGAAGAGCGCCTAGGTTCTTGTTTATAAAGTCTACTGTTGCTGGGTCTAGGTCTACAATCTCTCCGGGTTTTGTATTACGGGTGATAAAGTTGTTCGCAACAAAGATGTGCTTACCGATAGGTATATCCACCTTTGATCCTACCTGAGTCGCTAGCTCATCTAGAGCATCTCCGTAGTTTTTGGACAGTGCTTGCTTACCCTGATTTATAACAGCCATAAGCTCTTTAGCAATTTCGTTTGCAGATCCACTAGAGTTTACGCTCAGTCTGTTCACTATCTCAGACAAGGCCTCTGACACCACTTCGTTGACTTGTGCCGCGTTTGCATCAAACTGTCCAGAAGACAGGATGCCTAGTCTTCCTATTCTCTCCTGCAACAGAGCCAGCCCCTCTGCCCCAACCTGTGAAGGAGTAAGGGTTGCGCCACCATCTTCTAGAATCTGCTGAGAAGCCTTGAGAGAAGCTGTTGTTCCTGCGTCACTTCCTAACTCCTGCACGAGTTGTTCTGCGGCCTCTTTCGGAGTAAACCCTAATTTTTTCTTAGCCGCAATCCAAACAGGTTTAATAGCCTTGCCCATACCTAGAGTAGCTACATCGAATCCCATAGAGATAGCGGCTTCTTCTAGAGCTTTAGCGTACTCTCTGTCTTCTCCTGTGAGATCATCAGATACAAGAGATCCAGCAAAAGTACCGACGGCTCCAGCGATAGTACCGCCTACGAACATCCCCGGAGGACCGAAAGGAGTGCCTAAAAGCGTACCCGCGATTCCCGCGCCCATCCCTAGGGGTACGTCCATGTTCTTGTCTAACCAAGAAGGCTCTGGGGCCTGCTCAGTGGGAGGCACAGGCTCCTCTTGAAAGTCTTCTATAGTCGCATAACCACCAGCGATGGCTAGGTCTTGAAGCACTGCCTGAGTTGTGCCTACTGGAACGTCTTCAATGACATTTCCGTTAGATAGCGTGACGTCAATAAGTTCCATTTTTATTATCCTCTCGGCAGGTCACCAAATTTAACACGCTTGTTGGGTTCCGTAAGCGGGGCATCAAAGCCCTCTCTGTTTTCTAGGTAATCTTCAAAGGTGTCGCTGTTGGCTCGTGTTTTAGCGTCCCTCAGTGTTCTTTTGGCAGTATCTAGCATTAACATGAGAATTCCTTTGTTTGCTCCTTTACTTCTAGTCAGGTCTTGGTACAGAGATTCCAGATAGTTTCTTTCGCCTTCTGAGATAGCACCCTCAAAAGCATTTAGACCGTCTAGTACCTGTTGACCTGCCATTAGGTTAAACTCAGCTTCAGACTTTGGAGTAACACCAAGGAACTCTGACGCGGCCCTTACTGCCGCTGTAGACCAACCACCAGTTCTGATTGTCTCAAGTACTTCTAAGCTCTGCTCAGTGCTGTTGATGGTCCTCTCAATCTGCGGAAGAGAATCTACAGCCTCAATTCGCAACTTAGCAAACTCTTGCGCTTCTGTTTCGCCGCCAGCAGTGTCTACGTCCCTATCCCGTTTATCACTAGCAGTCTCCAAGTACGCACCGCCTACCGGAGTAACTTTACCAACTGGCACTGCAGGAGCGCCCGGAGTCACTGGAATCCATTGCTTCCTTTCACCAGAGTCTGTCCTCACAACCGAAAGTGTGTAGTAGTTATCCTCTTCATCAATCCACTCACGCGCTCCACGACTACTGCTTACCCCTCCACCCTTCTTAAGTTTATCAGCATCCAGAGCAATTTTCATAGCCTCCTCTCTAGACACGCCAAAAGCATTAGCCATGCCTAAATAACCACTTTGTTGTTTCTGGTCAAACACGTTAAATTTAGGGTTATTAGCTAGGGCCATTAATTCGCCTTTGCCCCTGCCCTCTACTTTTCCCGTAGCCGCCTTAGCCGCATCAAAGAACAACTTAGCCATCTCGTTTTTGCCCTCTGAGGCGTACTTCTGACCCAGAGAGTTTAACTGTGCAGGGTTGTTAGCGTTTTGCTGAAGTAACTGCTGTACTTCTTGAGCAGTCTCTTCTTTTTTAATACGCGCCCCACGAGCTTCTATGCCCTTGCCTACACCTGTCATTAGACCACCAATTCCTTGACCAAATCTGTCAACCCCTTGGCTAATCTGCTGCCCAATACTCTCACCGCTTCTGGCAAGCATGCCGCCAATGTCATAGTTTCTCATTGCTTGCGCTCCTTAAATTAGCTTTGAGTAGTTTACTGTCAGATAGCCGTGATCGCCACGGGTAACTGCTTCTGGCATAACTTGCTGAACCTCTTGAGCAAGGACACCAACCGTAGGAGTATCACCAGCAAGGCGCTTGCCTTCCTCGTTCCAATCCCAAGTGTACAGGCTAATACCACTGTCGAGAGAACCTACTTTAGTGATGTTCTCTTTCAGCCTTACGTCACTAGGCCAGTTAGCAATAAGGGATGATATAACATCAGCAGTGCCGCCAGTTATTGACCCAAGCAGGCCACCAGCACCGCCAAACATTGAGCCGTACAAGTTGCCCAACGCTGCCTGTTGTCCTACGCTACCAGAGAGGTTAGCAAGAGCGGTTTCAAGATCGTACTCACCTTGCTGTCTACGTGCTACATCAGCCATACTAGCAACATCAAGAGAAGGAGCAAAGGCAGACAAAAGTGCCGCCTGTGGTGCGTAGCTCTGTTGCAAGAACTGACCACCCAAAGTCGCTTGTTGTGCCTGCTCTGATTGTGCCTGTGCCATCGCACCCAGCATTGCTTGGTTTCTGGCTTCAGCCTGTGCTTTTTCCATAGCAAACGCTTCAGGAGTACCGCCAAACATATTGGTTTGAACACCTAGGCGTCCCTGATTAGCCAAACGCTCTTCCAGCATTAGACGCTGACGTTCTTCCTCAGGAGACTGAGCAGCCCTGATTCGCTGGTAAATGTCCTGCTCACGCTGTGCCGTAGGAGCCATCGCTTGACCGTAGAAGTCTCCAGCGCCTCCAAACAACTGCTGTTGCATTGCCGCCTGTTGCGGGTCTAATGTAAACGTAGTCCCTTCTGGACCGCCTGTTACCCCACCAACGCTAGAAGCAACCGTAAACGGCTTAAACGTCATATCAGGGGCAGTTATCTGCTCCAGCGGGGTAGTATACAGCCCTTTAATTTCTTGTGGTATTTCTTTGTATAAATCAGACGCTACGCCGCCTAAAAGATCACTTAGGATTCCCATTAGTACGTACCTCCGTCAATCGTCCCTGTTGCCAGAGTTCCCGTAAAGTTTAATGCAGGAATTGTCACAGTTCCAGTAAAGGTAGGAGAAGCTAAGTCAGCCTTCGTTGCACTGGCTGTAGCTATTGCATTAAACTCAGTGTCAAACTCACTACCACGAATAATTTTATTAGTGTCGCCAGAGGGCAAACTGTCCTTGGCGGTAAAGTTTGTTGTCTTTGTATAATTACTCATACCGTTTTACCCATTAGTGCTAATACGTTAATTTCCTGAAGAGACAAAGCATCCCCGTCAATTTCGGCTTCTAAGCCTATTGTAATAATACTACCGTTTCCTGTGGTGTTCACAGGGTTCCTAGTAGTTAGTTCTCCACCCGTGTACTCATCAATGTTAAATTCAGCAACGCCAAAGTAGGCTGGTGATTGATTACCGATAGTAAATTCATACGTGCTGTACGTAGTATCAAAATCGTAGGCCCACTTCATAAAACAAGAAGCACCTGCCGCACCAACAATAGTAGGTCTTACTTTCTTCAACAGTTTAATCTTTGAAGGATCACCAAACGTCAAGCCGGGGCTGTAGTACCTAAAGCGATACGATGAAGTATTGTCTAGGTAACCAGAGTAGGTTCCGATGCCGTCTGCCGTGCCTATGTACACAGTACCATCTGTGCTTACCTCAAAAGACTTGTGCGGAACAGACACCCACCGTGTTGCCTTATAGGTGTTGTTCTCTAGTTTAGCCTTTAGGTCAAAACAGTAAATCGTGGACTGACCCGGAAACGCAATAAGATAAAAAGAGTTCTCAGGGCTGTACACAGACGCGGTGGGAACGCTCCTGTTATTAATCAAATTAATAATGTCTGACTTCACGTTCAAACTTAGGTCGGAAATAGGTAAAGACTTCTCTTGTATCGTTCGTCCCAAACTTCGTAAACCAGAAGGAGACATAAACAACACATCTGTACCAGTGTGCTGTACAGAGTTTCTACAGATGCACCCAACGCCTGCAATAGTATCTGCTAACGTCATGCTTGCAGGACTAGAAGCACCCGAATACGTAAGTATACTGTGCTTACCAAAAATAACTAGAAAGTCGTTGTGAGCAGCTAATGCTCTTACTTCATCGTATCCATCAGGCCACGCCTTAGATACATCTATAGAACCACTGGAGCCGCCAGTAAAAGCACTGCCGTCTAAAAGGTCTGACCAGTATATAGTCTGAGTGTCAGTAGCGTTGTCTACAACCCACAAACGACCATATGCCGCCAAAGCCTCGTGACATTTAAAAGTTGCGTTAGTAGCTCCGCTGTTTGCTACAGTAAATGTGCGTAGTCCTGTAGCGTTGTCATACACCAGAGGATCGTAGCCGCGCTGAAAGAAGTACGCCTTGTCATTAAAGTTTACGATCTTCCAGTTGTTTGCTGTAATCGTGTACGATCCCGGCGTAGCGTCAGTCAGGGTAGTAGTTCCTGTCATAATTTTGTTGTTGCCTGCGCTAAATACTACCTCGTTACCCGCGTCATCGTAAAAGTAGTGAATCTTGTGAATATAGTCACTACCTAATGCAGTCTTGTTTGTAGTCAGTACCTTTACGCCTTTACGGGCAGCAATACGCCCACGCTTGTCAATAACAGCGTTGTCAGCAATATCAGCAAAAGACGGATCTTGCGCGATAGGGGAGTCTTCAGAGTTAAGACCCTTAAACGCAGGAGCGACTAGATTAATACTTTGTAGTTGCTGTGCCATGCACTAGTCTCCTTAAGGAGTGTACCAGATAACTTCTTCGGGGTGCTTCTGTGCGTCCAGAGCAACAGCATCAGACAGGTACTTATCAGCAATGCCAAAGTACTCAGCCGCTGACGTACCGCCTGTCTCTCCACGCTCACGCGCCAGTAGAGCTACTGCCATGTGAATTACGGGCTGACTAGGAATAATCAAGTCATCTGTGTTGGCGCTCAAGTCATCGTTACGTTGTATGCAGTTAAACCGTAAAGTATAAGCAGCATCTGGCTTAGGATAAATGTCGATCTGTGTATCACCGCTGGAGTTTACACCGTTAAACGTGTAGTACTGGGGCTCTCCAGAAAGAGGAGTATTGATTAAGTACTGCTCGTCAAACCATTTCTGTGGCTGATACTGCATTGTTAAATTAGATGTGTCGTTAATAGCGTGTAGTACTTTAATTTTGTTCTGTGAACCCGTAAGCACGTAGTTAAAAACATTAGCACTCGTGGTTACAGTCAGTGTGGTTCTAAGCGCAGACCAATCCCAAGCAGATTCTACAAACTGTTTAGCATCGTTGACAAAATCACCTACCATTTTGCTGTAGGTGTCATTTGATACGCTAGTTACCTCGTCTTCTCGGAGGCGTCTAAGCACGTTGTTTACTAGATTTAAATATGTCATGCTATACGTCCCTTTTGTAAAAAGGCCATTATTGGAAACTCTTGTAGCTCTGCGCTTCTCGGCTGGCCTGCAAATAAAGATTCCAAAGTGTCTGGGGTTTGCTGTGTGCCGCCAAATCTCTGTCTTTGTAGTGTTTCAGGCTGACCTGCTATAGCAAAGGCTAGGTCAGGTCCGGGCGTAGAGTAGCCACCGCCACCGCCACCTCCTCCACCGCCGCCGCCAGACGATCCCTCTTCCCCGCCTTCGGGACCAACGTAATCAGGGTCTTCTACACAACCTTCGTCCATGTTTTCCAAAAGTGTGTACCCTGCCTTACATTCTCCACATGAGCCGTCTTCGTTTGTTACTCTGTTTTGTTGGTCACAGATTCCGTCACTTGTACCGCCCGTGCCTGTTTCTGGAGCCACGTACTCTTCACAATTAGCTCCGTACACACCGTCTACTGTTTGCTTGCGTGATCCATCGTTGCAGTAATCAGATTCACACATGGCGTACCATGTTTTTATTGCAAAAGTTGCTGGACTCGGCTTACCTGCAGAACAACCGTGGGGATCTTGGAGATCAATGTAGGCTCCAGAGCATCTACCGCCTTGGTGTTCATCTGGGCGAGTACCGTCCTCACATAGCTCACACCCGCTTTCTACAGTAGCGCCGTTGTCGCATTGTTGTTCTTCAACTCCCTCAACACAAACCCCGTTCTCTTCTCTAAAACCAGACAAACACGGACCACAACTACTGTCTTCTACGTCAGTTGCCTCGTTAAACCCTCTGTTTTGCTCGGCACATTCTTGAGCAGTTGGGCCTTGGTTTTCAATCGGATCTTCTTTTTCTTGACACTGATCGTCTACTTCTTCAAAGCCGTCTAAGCACTCTCCACAAGAACTAGGAGTTTCTGTTGAAGCGTCTCCGGGTATGTGTTGCCTTCCCTGTTGAG